CTAATTCGTTAATTTCGTCTGCGCTGGCTCCCGGAGGTGCAGCTTCCCGCAGCGCCTGACCACGGAAAAAGGCGTTAGCTGAGTTTGTGGCCTCATCAGCGTCCTTTACAGCCACGGCCCGTAACGATCCAGCGTTCTGTTTTGCTAACTCTAGTTCCTCAATCTGCTTTTCATACGCTAGTTTAGCCTCACCTTTAGCTTCGTTGGCTAACTTTCGTATCTCCTCAATCTGAGAGTTAATCCGTATTCCAGTTTCCTCTATAGATTCTTCTGTGTTTCTATTTATAGCCGCCTTAGCAGATGCGGTTTTCCTCGCGGCCTCTGAAGTAGTTTTGTTTGCTTCTGCTTTAGCTGACGCGGTTGTTACTGCCCGACCAGCCATCTGCCTTGCCTGTTGCTCCGAAAGAGTTCTACCACCGTACGCTTTAGAAACAACAGACCTGTAAACACCAGCCCAAGGGTGGTCAGTAAACATCAAGTTAATAAAGTCTTTGCCCTTCCCTAACTGCTGAGAAAGACTACTCTCTGTAAAAACATCGTATCCTTTCTTGACTCCAGCAAAGGCAAAAGGGACTCCGGCTGAGATACCCGCAGTAATTGCGGAGTTTTTAGCTTTCTCTTCGTCAGTCTGTCCTTCGTAACCTATGACAGCACCTTCTCCAGCGGCTAGTGCTGAAGCCCCTACAACCGTAGGCACTTTAGACAGTAACTCAGTGGTGGTTGGCAGATCAGGCCTAATCTTAGAAAGTAGGCTACCAGTCTGCTGTCTACCTAGCTGAGTTGCTAGCTGGGCGCCTTCGTCGGCTGACTGTGCTACTCCCGTTCCCAGCGTAGAGGCTATTTGAGACTGCGTTGTAGACGCTTGTGCTGACTGTCTAAGTCTGCTGGCCTGAGATAGTAGCTGACCACCTTTGATAGACACAGGCGATAATACGCTGCCGGCTACATTTGCCACGCCACTCATCCAAGGACTTTCTTCAGAAAACTGTGCAGACTTTGCCTCTTCGTCCGTTAAAATATTCTCCCGTAATTGGGACACAGAAACATCCCTGAAGGCCTCTGGATCTAGTATTTTAACTACGGCGGCTGAAATGTAGCTAGACACCTCTTCACCCTTGTTTAACCACATTCCGTCAATAAAAGCCCTAGCAGTCATAAATAAATCATCAGCGGTTATTGAATCACTGTCTGCCTTTTCAACGAAATCCTGAAGGTGTTCTGCTGTGTACTGCTCTTGACGCTCTAGAGGTCCCATAGCTTCTACATCATATGGGTTAGCAAAGCCAACGCCCGCACCCAGAGAGGCGTAAGGGTTGTCCTCTGATATTTCTTGCCCTGTGAATACGCTTTTAGTCATTTTATCACCCTTAGCGATAGAACTTAGGTACGAACCCTAAAACTTCCGCAACCTGATTGATTATGTCTCGTTCAATCTTTATTCTCTCTTGTGCTGTTTGGGCGTTCGCCATCTTCTCTTCTATGTCTCTACGGGCCATACTCATTATCTTCCCGTACTGCTGTTTTTTGGCCTCAAACCCCACCATAGTCGCATCTAGTCCGGCATCTATTTGTACCTGTAGGTGTCTATCTGATACGAGGGCCATGTCACTAGCGGCGGCAAGTATCCTCTCTTCAGCCTGCAAGTACGCCATAATCTCTTGAGTGCTAGCACTACCTTCAGGAAACCCCTGCGAAAAGAGATCAATATCTCTATCAGAAGCCACGCCGGGAGGAAGGCCATTAACGATGTCTGTGTTGCGGTTACGTAAGAAAGCTGTTTTATCCTCTTCTTCAGCATCCCTTAGACCGGCTAAGTTAAGTGCTGACGTTCTAAGTTCACTCACAATACCTGTGCTTTTATCGGGGCTCTCCATGAGACTGGCCTGTAACGCCCTGTTCCTAGAAAGCGACACTGAGGCCTTTGTTGATTGCTCGGATATAGCGTTGTTTCTTTTCTCGGCGGTAGCACCGACGTTGCCTCTTTCTCTTTCCTCAGTAACGGGAACCAAAAGAGACACATTTACTTCTCCTGTAGGCCCTACAGCGTCCTGAATAGACTCGGGAGTGAACTTCCCTGTTTTTGCTAATTCATAAGCCTTGTCTACTTGTTTTGTGTCGTCTGGTTTAAAAGGTGCTTCAGCCAGTACATTACCTTCGGTGTCTACCAGCTTAGCTCCCGCAGAGAGAATCTTAGTCTCCTTAGGGGCGGTAGACCCCTTCAGGTACTCCACAGGATCTAGGGCTCTGGCTCTAAGGGCGACTAAAGAACTTTGGTCACCCCTCTGAGTAGCTACCTGAATAGCCCTCTTTAACTGAGCCTCCTTCTGGATGTCCTGACCGCCAGTTTCTAGTGCAGAAACCTGATTTGCTTTCTTCTCAGCCGCAGCGGCGTCTTTAGCCGTAGCCGCCTTAGCCGCCTCGTAGAAAGCCTTGGCGACATTCTCCTTACCCATAGACTGATACTTCTGACCTAGAGCGTTTAACTGAGCAGGGTCGTTAGCGTACTGCTGTAAAAGCTCTTGTGCCTCTCTAGAAGACCTACGCTCAGAGAAACCTCTGCCAACATCAGTCAACATACCACCGACGTTTTGACCAAGCTGCTCTGTGGCTCTTCCTATTTGGTTCCCTATGTTTATTCCTGCTGAAGCTAGGACTCGTCCATCTATAGCCATTTTCGTTATCCTCTGTTAGTCAAACCAGCTAGTAATGATGTCAGTAGCGCCGCCTAACAGCGAACCACCTAGACCCATAGCACCAGTAAACATGCCGCCGTACAAACCAGCAAGTCCTGATCTTCTAGCAAGCTCTGCGTTAATATTAGCCATCTGAGTTTCTAATGCAAACTCGCCTTGCTGTCTATTTGCTACATCAGACATAGACGCAATGTTCAACGCAGGAGACAGGGCTGACAAAAGTGCTGCTTGAGGTGCGTACCCTGCTTGCAACGCCTGTATTCCAAGCTGTTGTTCTGCACCAGCCAGCCCTTGACCACCAGCGAGAAGTCCTTGGCCTCCCGTCAGCGCCTGTAGCATCTGCTGTTGTCTAGCAGCATCAAGAGCCTGTCTTTGTGACGCTAAACCAGAACCTAAGGTGGCGTACTGCTGCCCTAAGCCAGCCTGTTGTGTCTGTAGTCCACCAGCAAGCTGTGCCAACTGACCTGCTTGTTGTGCTGATGTAGTTGCTCTGCCTAGACCCTCAGACTGCAACTGAGATTCAATCTGCTGTGCGCTGAGTCCAAGCTGTGACAACTGTGCTGCACGTTGTTGTGCTGCTGACTGAAGCTGGTCAGAGAGTCCTGCCTGTTGACCAAACATGCCGCCTAGAGTCTGTGCTGTGCCTAGAGCTTGCTGACGCTCTGCCTGTGCTTGCTGCATAGCCACTAGTGAGGCGCTATTTTGTGATTCTTCTTGTGCCTTAGACAACGCAAGCTGCTCTGGCGTACCACCAAACATCGCCGTACGTACACCTAAGCGTCCTTGTTGAGCCAAACGCTCTTCCAACTGTAACCGCTGTCGCTCTTCTTCAGGACGCTGTGTAGCTCTAATACGCTCAAATACACTAGCCTCACGAGCAGCCGTAGGAGTTAGCACATCTTTTGCAGCCTGCCCTGCGAGTCCTGAGTACTGCCTTCTTAGTGCTTCTACATCAGACGGAGCCTGTGTACCTAAGCCAGCAGCACCCATGCCTAATGCTTGTTGTCCAAACTGACCTATAGCTGGACTAGGTTGTTGTCCTAACATACCACCAACTTGTCCTGCAAACTGCCCACGTAACAAGTTAAGGTCTGCCGGTTGTTGTGCTGCGGCGCCCATGAACTGACCACCTAATCCAAACGCTTGTTGTGCTGCTTGTTGCTGCTGAGATAGCCCAAAAGGAGATGTGCCCATCATTTGTTGGCCTACTCCCATAAGGTCTAAGCCAGCAAACTGAGACTCCAGTGTACCTCTAGGATCTCCAGCGAAGCGAAACTGAGCATTATTCATTAGCATATTACTAAGTACTTGCTGTTGAGGGCTGAGGTCGTACGTGGTTCCGTCAGGACCACCTTTTACTGTACCTATGCCTCCAGACGTAACCGTAAAGGGCTGAAACGTGACATCAGGTGCTGTTGCCTGAGGAACAGCGTCAAAAGCGCCTGTTACTTCTGTTGGAAGCTCGCTATATAAACCACTAGCAATATCGCTAATGACTCCACCAAAAAGATCGCCAAGAGCCATCAGTAAGTCCCTCCGTTAATAGTAACCGTATCGGAGTCATCTAGAATCATAATGACATCCCCCGTTACAGTTAAGTCGCCCACTGTTACCTGACCTGTGAACGTAGGGTTACTAGAGTTTGCCTTGCTTGCAATTGCAGCGGAAATGTTATCAAACTCTACGTTAAATTCTGTTCCTCGGATAATTTTGCCGGGGTCTCCAGAAGGCAAACTATCCTTAGCGGCAAAGTTAGTTGTCTTTGTGTAGTTGCTCATAATGTTTTACCCATAAGTGCTAAGACGTTAATTTCTTGGAGAGATAAAGCAAAACCATTTATTTCTGACTCAAGACCAATAGTAATTACTGAACCACTTCCTGTGGTGTTTACAGGGGGCCTACTAACGGTACTACCCCCAGTGTATTCAGCAACAGTGTACTCTGAAGTAGGTTCGTTGTAGTCGAAAGGTGTCTGATTCCCTACTGTAAACTCTGTTGAGGCGAACGTCGTCCCAAAGTCGTAAGCCCACTTAACAAACACTGTAGCACTGTTAGCGCCTACTAGAGTGGGTCGTAGTTTCTTCAGGAACTTCAGCTTCGACGGATCACCAAAAGTCAGTCCGGGACTGTAGTACCTAAAGATGTAGCTATTAGGAGTTATAGTCCCTGAATCGTTAAACTGGTCAGAGTACCCAGAGTACTTACCCAGACCATCCACTGTTCCTACAAGAAGAGTGCCATCGGTGTTCTTACGTTCGTAAGTCTTAAAGGGTGCCCCTGTCCATCTAGTTACCCTGTAGGCGTTGTTCTCTAGTCTACCCTTCAAATCAAAGCAGTAAGTTAACTCTTGATCTGGGAACGTAATCAAGTAGAAAGAGTTCTCTGGGCTGTACACAGATGCCGTCTGACAGCTACGATTGTCTATTATAGCAATCAACTCAGTTTTCACGTTCAGGCTCAAGTCAGATATAGGCAGTGACTTCTCCTGTATCGTACGACCAAAGCTCCTGAGGCCATCCTGTGACATGAACAGAACGTCAGTACCTATGCTCTGCACAGAGTTCCTACAGATACAGCCCACGCCAGCTACAGTATCCTCTAAGGCCATCAGAGCAGGGCTAAAGGCGTTGCCGTAGACTAGTACGCTGTGCTTGCCTAAGATAATCAGCTTGTCGTTGTGTGCTACTAACACTCTAACCTCATCGTACCCATCAGGCCACGCCTTAGATACATCAATAGAACCGCTAGAGCCTCCTGAGAAGTCTGTGCCTATCAAGAGGTCTGACCAATAGATAGTCTGTGTGTTAGTGCCACTGTCTACTACAAACAATCTACCGTAAGCCGCTAGAGCCTCGTTACAGAACAAGGCAGGATTCGTGGGTGAGCCCGTGGCACTACCAAACGTCCTGAGGCCTGTGGCATCGTCGTACACGAGGGGCTCTAGGCCTCTCTGGAAAAAGTAAGCCTTGTCGTTGAAGTTCACTATCTTCCAGTTATCTCCAGTAACAGTGTACCCTGATGGAGTGATGTCAACTAAGGTATCGTCAGGATCTACAGTTGAAGTAGTCTTGAATATCTTGTTGTTACCTGTGACAAAGATTTCTTCGTTACCTGCATCATCGTAAAAATGATGAATCTGAGTGGCGTAGCTGTCTCCCAGAAGCGTCCTGTCAACAGTAAATAGGTCTACACCCTTACGGGACGCAATACGCCCACGCTTGTCGATCACAGCGTTGTCAGCAACGTCAGCAAAGGAGAAATCCTCTGCAATAGGAGAGTCCTCTGTGTTGACTCCTTTGAAGCCGGGAGCAACTAGGTTAATACTTTGTAGTGGCTGTGCCATACACTAGTCTCCTTAAGGAGTGTACCAAATGGTTTCTTCAGGGTGCTTCTGTGCGTCTAGAGCAATAGCGTCACTCAGAGATCTGTCAGCAATACCAAAGTACTCTGGAGTAGACGTACCTCCTGTCTCCCCACGCTCACGAGACGCTAAGGCCACCGAAAGATGGAGAATAGGCAGGTAAGGAATAAGTACCTCGTCAGTATCGTTCTCTAGTATCTTAGGTCGAATAACGTCGCCTACGCCGTCTGTAATCTGACCTCGGTTTAATACGTTGAGCCGTAGAATCGTACCGTCCTTATCAGGCTTAGGGTACAGATCGATCTGAGTGTCCCCGTTGTTGTCTACACCGTTAAATGTGTAGTACCTAGGAGGGCCAGAGACAGGCTCCTGCATCATGTAACGCTGGTCAAACCAGATGGGCGTACGGTACTCCATGTCCCAGTTGTCGGTGTCGTTGTAAGCGTGGAGAATCTTAAAGGAGTTTCCTGCTCCAGTCATAGCGTAGTTAAAGACGTCTTCAGTAGTCTCTACGGTCAAGGTGGTCCTCAGTGCTGACCAATCCCAAGAGTCCTCTACCATAGACTTGGCATCGTTAACAAAGTCTCCAACCATCTTACTGTACGTAGTAGACCGCACACTAGAAACTTCCTCTTCCCTGAGGCGTCTCATTACGTTGTTTACTAAGTTTAAATATGTCATACTCCACCGCCTCCAGTGCCAGTAAAGAGTCCTGCTAAGTAGTCTGTGATAGGGAACTTTCTACCTTTCAAAAGCGCAGGATCGCCTTCTATCCCCATAGAAATTTCTGGTGCTTCTGCGGTAAAGCCACCGCCGCCACCACCGCCTCCTCCAGAGCTTCCTCCGGGTGGCTCAACAGGAGGAGGAACAACAGGAGGAGGAACAGGGGGCACAACAGGTGCTGGGCATTTCCCGTCTTCGTAGCTGTCTACTGGTGTTCCATCTTCACAGGTTTCACATCCGCTTTCAACAGTTGCTCCGTTGTCACAAACCTCAGTACCATTGCCGCCACCGCCACCACATGCTAAATCCCACGCCTTTTGCTGTTCTATCAACTCAAAAGTAACTGTTCCTACAGGTCTTGGTTTTTTACAGTCTACACCAAAGCCACCACCGCATTCTGTTCCTTTGTCTACAAAAGTACCATCAGGACACTTCTTTTTCCCACACAAATCTGCGTTTTGGTCTGTTATCGGTGAACACTCCGGTGTAACTTCCCCACAATCAGTTTCTGTATTTTTAACAAGAGTTCCTCGCTTTTCAGTAGATTCAGGACACTCTTTCCAACCACAGGGTAAAGCATTAGCTGGGTCATTACAGTCTAGTTCTTCACACTTGCCTTCGACAAAGTCTTGACCGTTAGGACACG